TTATACTTTTTAGTATAAAGCATTCCAGTAGAAGTTTTCTTTGAATCATGGCCAGTCAGTTCACCTGGTTTCTTAGGTAGTTGGCTTGGTTTACCTTTCCAATTAAAAGGACTATCTTTTTTCTTTTCATCTTCTTCTTCAACAGGACGAACAACAGCAGAGTGTCCTTTTGCTGCAGCTTTATTATCGTGTTTCTTTAAAACTTGGCCACCAATTTTTTCTGGTGGTTCCATGCCTTCAGAATGTGGCTTAGAAGTAACAGGATACTTTTTACCTTGAAATTCAAAGTGTGATTGTCCTGCTTTTCTAGCTGCATGTGCTGCTTTGTGGAAACCAGTTTCATCTAGTTCTGGTTCTAGAAGCATCTTCTTTTTTTCATCTGCTTCCATGATTGCTTTTGTTGCATCAATTAAAGCTTGTGATACTAAAGGTTTGGTAAACATCATTTTTCTCCTGTCTTTTTCTTTTTCTTAATAGTTATTCCCGATTGCCCATACTTATCCGCCGGAGTCTCTAAAGGTTCTTTGTTACTTGCACCACCAAGAGTTCCACTCACACCAGATTGTCCCGTTAGTCCAAAATCAAAAATTGATTCTTTAAACTTCTTCAAACTCTTTTTCTTTTCAGCCAATGGATTTGGACTTACCATCCTAGGTTTGCCTGCAAAGTCTGCAACATCGTCATTATTAAATTCTGTTGCTTCTCTATACGTTTGGTCTCCAAGACCAGCACCAGCTGCACCAGTGGTTGCTCTAGAGTCAAATGTAGAACCTACACCATCGGCCGTACCTATTCTAGCTGCACTTAAAGACCTATTGCCACGTTTTAACAATTTTGTCTTATTTGCATCCATGTTAAAACGTTTTTCTACAGGTTCTGGATTCTTTGTCAAAACAGGACCAGATTCCGTATATGTATGTCCGCCGCCAATTCTAGTTGCATAATTACTGTTTTGTTTAATGTCACCATCACGGACATCATCTCTTTTACCTAACTTGGCTGCAAATTGCATGACAGGACTGTTATTATCTTTAAGTACCTTGTAACCTTTATCTCTTAGATTACTCTTCTGTACATCTTTAGCACCCTCGTAGAGGTTCAAGAATCTATTTGATTTATTGTATACAGACTCACCTAAAAAGTCTGATGTGCTTCTGTACAAATCGGTAATCTCTTCTTCTTTTAGGTCCAAACTATCACTATTGTCAAAACACATAAATGTACCAAACATTTCAGTAAACACATTGACATTCTTGTGTGCTTTTTCCCACTTTGATTGCCTGACAGATTCGGCCATCATTCTAGCTAAATGGGAATTACGTTCTTGGCTAACACTATTAGTTGTGTCAACAAAAATCATCATGGTTTGATAACCAAGTTCTTCCAATTCTTCTTTGATATGGTTAATTCTTTCTAAGTCATCAGCAGGACCATTGATGATTAATGGACCACGAGTTCTTATAGCTTCAAATCTTGGATTCATGGATCTCATGGCCAACTTATGTTTGTCATTGAGGATGTCCATAACTTGTGTAAAATTCAGTTCTACTGCTCTCGATTCTGCAATAGCTTCACGGAGAACAACATCTTTACCAGAACCAGGACCACCAGTAACAAAGATAGCCTTATGGTGACCATGAGTGTAACTCTCATGTAAACCCATACCTTTACGGACATCTTTCATCAATTCTCTTGCATGTTCATCTTTGACATGATGTGGAACACCTTGTCTGAATGAAGAGAAATCATTGTTCTTAGCATGTTCACGCATTTTGGTGCCAGACATACCTTCTGCACCTTCAGCATCAGGATCACGATGTCCTGCTGAATGAACTGTAATCTTTTTAAAGTTATAATGACCGTGACCTGCTTTCACACCATTATACTTGTGCAATAAAGAATGCATTTCTTTTACACGGTCTGATCCTGCAATCACATGTAAGTGGTCTGCGCCTTGAGCATGTAACTTGGCTGCATAATGCATAATTGTCGGATGCTCTTTTGACGATGTTTCGAAATGAGTACCTGGTGAATATCTTTTTAGGTGTTTGACTTTTTGGTCACCAGACAATGGATTCTTTTTAGCATCCTGCGAATGTGATACGACAACAGTAGGCTTTGTTTTATGTTTAGAAGCTACTTCACGGACCTTGTCAATCAACTTCAAATGGCCGGTCGTAGGTGGATTCATGCGACCAAAAGCCATAACCGCATGTTTTTCTTTTCCAGTTTCTTCTTCAATAATCTCTAAGAATGACTTCATTTTCTGACTTTAAGTAAATTAGCTCTTGCAAATTCTGCACGATTGACCAACTTAGTAGGTTCTCCTGCATGGTTTACAACAAAACCTTCTGGACCTGTTTTCTTACCATCAATATGATGTTCCAGTCCGCCTTCATGGTGTTGCAAAGTATTAACCAATACGTTCTTGGCCTTTTGCAAATGACTGTGCATCTTTAATAGATTATCATAATGGGTCTTATTCTTTTCAATATGACTCACATGAGGATCAGCTTCTTTTTCTCTTTTAATAATACCGGCCGGTGTCTTTAACTTAGCTGCAGCCTTCTTATACTTATCTTTAATGTGTTTTTTCAAACCTTCTGAACTTGGTTCATCACCTGTTCGAACAGTATGATTTATATAAGTTGATAGATGTCCTGTTTCTCCCATATGGCTAGTTGCAATATGGTTGTACATATCAGGATGTTTCTTGTGAATTGCTTCAGCCGCATCCATATGTTTCTGGAACTCATTCTGGTCTTTATCAGAATAATGTACTTGCCTAGTGTCATGGTTTGGCGACTTTTGCCAAACGTCTGGATGCTGTTTAAAGTTATGTAAGTCTGGATGTGGATCAGCCTTCATGGAAGTAATGTCTTTTCCATGATACTGTGTATGTGTTACCACACCAACTTTAGACCTTTTAACTCTTTCAGCTTCATCACCTTTAGCTGTATAAGTGATAGTATTAGGTGTAAACGATACTTTACCACCACGTTTGTGTTCCAAATCTTCACCGGAGTGCATCATGTCACCTTGATATACACCAGTCTTAGGTGCAATTTTCTTTAGGTGATTGAGACCTGCATGGAGTTTATCCATAAGACCAGGCGCATGGCCATGGTTTTTCTCAATGTCTTTATGTGTATAGTTTAATTTTGGTGTCTTATTGAATGCGGATTTAGATGCAATAAAGAACTTACCATTTTCTGGATGATGGCCAAAAACAATAGATGGAGAGCCATCATATTTCATGGTCAATGCAGAACTATTGCCACCAGACTTGATATGGTTATGAGACTGCATTAATGCACCCTTAGCATGTTCAAATCCTTTAGCACCATGAAATAAAGGTCTATCCTCCGCATGATGGATGTGCTTGAGCTTAGAACCTTCTTCCGATTCTGCTTCTTCTTTCAAAAAGGTGATAAAACTTTTCATAGTTCCTTGGACTTGCAATACACTTTGATTGCCATAAAGTTATTTATAATACTTTTTACTTTGTATGCTAAAACCTTATAAAGATTGAGGAGAATACATAGTCAATAATTCTCGATGGTGCCGTTGCCGGCCAACCATCCAGACACATGAATCTTGTCAAATTCTACTAAATGTTCTTTTGGAATGTTGACAAAGGTGGCATGCTCAAAGTCCATATATTGATACAATAGTTCACCTTTTGCACAAACCTGCATATAATTCTCTATTAAAGACGGACAAAAAGAGAACATCCTGGTAATTAATAGGTGTGTAGCACCATGAATTGGTTGAGGCATCCATGTTGGAATACGCTTCTTGAAGACATATTTGCCAAACAAACCATCGTAAGCACTTAGGTCAAAGCCATCTTCCAATAATGACCGACCAGATATCTTAAAGATTCGTTTAACATCTGCCATAAATGGTTGTTGTTTAAGAACACCTAAAGCATTAAATGACAAAGCGCCTTCTGCCCAAGACTTCATATCTTTGGATGAGTAATCATGTACTTGAGGCACTTGATTCATATCCATAAAGTAATTGGACTTAGCTAAGAGAATCTCCTTCTCTTCTCTCCTCAAATGAAAGACAGATGCATCAGCTAATACAATAATTGCATCAGGAACCTTTTGCCTAATGGAATCCAATGTGGCCACGGTTTGTTCAAACCTTTGGACATGGTTATAAAACCTGGTATTTAAAGCTTTAATAGCGGAGGTTACAAAGAACAGGTTTTTATTTGGTAACATAATTTTTTCTTATTAATCCAACGTAGTCGCTACAGACAGCATAGCAATTATACTGCTCTTCTAAGAAGTTGTCAAGCGTTTCAGGCATAACGGTAACACTACGGTCTGTTAGTTCTTTGCCAGGATAAGTCCAGATATAATGTCTACTGGTCATTGTAAAGTCATCATTTTGATGCCAGAAGTAATGTAGGTCTGTTGTGGATAGCCAATGAAGTGCATCTAGATTCTTCGCATGAATCCATATACCATGAAGCCTCAGAAAATCAGGCTTAATGAAGTATTGAGGCTCATCATGTCCTAAGAATAATTCACCATCTACTCTCCAAAGGTCAACTTCAGAATCAAAGTTCAATTTGAAAGCAGTAATGATTTGGTCTGGATGATTCTCAAGTTCTTTGTCTGGTCCATCCATTAGACCTCTGTGTGCAATAAATTTCATAGATATAATCCTAATGTGTCGCTGTTGCGTTCAATGTTAATAGCTTCTGCTCTTGGATATGGATTAGCAATATCAAAGTCATTAATCAATAGACGCCTTGAATTATTTAATCCAGATAATAACGTATAATTGACGAAACCTAACTTTTGTAATACTTTGTTTGTAACTTCATCGGTATATTTTTCCCTTGAAGTGGTAAAGATAAACATAGAACCATTCTTTTGTAGTTCCAATAACTTAGCAACATTGTTTGTCAATACTGTTGGTTCTTTATCATATGAATTATCACCAACACGGTTTTGTGCTTTGATGATTGTACCATCAATATCACAGAATATTACAGGTTTGTCATTATATTCAAACCATTCTTTAGATGTACCAACGTCAACATAGTTGGTTGAAGTATTTTCAGAAAAGATATGGCCGTTCTGTAACATCACAGAGATAACATCAGATACAAACACTTCTCTTTCTTGTGAGATTGATTCAAACGCTTGTTTGTATTCTTTTACAGAATCAAACTTGTAACCACCAACACAAAACTTATTGGAGACAACACGTTTCTCTATAATGCTGGTAACGATGCCTTGTTCATTCGATACAACAAAACTTTTGGCCTTGAGTCTATTGAGAACTTCATGGCTTGCTATATCTGAAGTGCAAATATAATTGCCATCTGAGTATTTGTGTGAGAAGAAACTATCACAATCTTTGACCATAAATGACCCATCGGTGATATTGGCCAATTGTAGAATCTGGTAGACTGTTTCCGCAGGACCTTTGGTCACTTTTGGAATGATAACGACATTTACTTTATCACCCATTTCATGTCGAATGAAACTAGTAGCATTATACTTTTCATCGTGTTCTTTCAGGACACCAATCGTAATATGAAGTCCTTTTTCCAGATAAGGTGCAACGGCCTTCTCCAACATAAACTTGTGTTCAAAATCATATAGCAGGTACTTTGGTTTCATGTTAGGGAAACGGCTTGAAAGACCGGCTGCAGGTACAATTATTTCCATAATCTCTTAATCTCCTTCATAATAAAATTATATTCATAGTCACCCTTTGTTGTATGTAGGAACACACGGAGTAACATCAAAATTAATAAGCAGTCATTATTGGCTTGTGGATACAGGTTAAGCAATCTTTTTTGTATGGTTACAAGTTTAGAACCTATTCTTGTTCCTTCATATCTTAAAAACCAACGACACTCCAAGTCTTGCCTTAACTTTGCAATGTCAAAGATATATGAATCATATTCAATAGTCACGGCATCTATCAGGTAGAATCCTGTGTCTGCATGTATGATATTTTCTAATGTCAAATCACCAAAGTACATGGTCTTTGGTAAAATCTTCGGTAACTTATCAATTAACTCTTGTTTGGTAAATGGAAAGACTTCTGTTGTTGTGTCCATCCAAGCCAGTTTCTTTTCATAAACTGGTGTATAGTCAAAGTGTGAGTCTATACAATTATTTTTAAAATTGTCTAATACTTGGTGCAAGAATATTTCCAATTGCCTTGTATTGTTAGCAATCAGATAACTCTTCATGTCTAAGCCATGAATATACTCCATATCAAATGAATCATCATTTATACGGAGTATTTTGGGTACAGGAAACCCAGCATCCCACAGAGTTGTGAGTCTTTCTACATTTCTTCTGGTATTGCCAACTTTGCGGACAAAAAGATTTTCATCCTGCATCAAATAGATTTCACTACCAGAATGACCATTCAAGGTTTTAACTTGCTTTGGTCCACTTGTCATAGTCATCACGAATTAAAGAATGCCAAGTACCATTATGTGGGCCAGGTGGGAATGGGTTGTTCATGTTAACATATTGTAGTTTTGGTCCAAATAGATTATGTTCATGTAGATTGGCTCTCATCAAGTCTTCACCAATAAATGATGTACCTGCATGATAATAGTTATCTAGGTTCAAGAATGTTGACATGTATTTGTCCATATTTCTTTGAGAACTAAATGCAAACTGGTCATTACCAAAGTCTCTAGTTGGTACCATTCTACAATTAGGAATGTATAACATATCATTCGTCAAATCTTCAAATGGAATCTTTACATTCAATGCATAATCTGTACGACTACGAATGACCCAATCATATTCCATCTCTTCTGTTGTAGAATAGTAGGTCATTAATTCACGACATTTATTCATGGAGAAGAACATTGAATAAGTGAATCTAGGTGGATACTTTTGTGCATTTGGTGTGTTGGTATATTTTCTATCTACATCCAACTGCAACAAAGGAGCATAGGAGTATCGAACTGGTTTATACAAGTCAACCATCTTCGACACAACATCATCAACTTTCCAAGTATGAAAGAACACATCTACGTCATAATGATCCAATAGATTTTTCTTGTAGTATTCATATCCTTTTTCAACAGAACGGGCTTGGCCGGAGAAACATAATGCAATTTTCATTTGAACACCTTATTGAGTCTAGTTAAGTGTCTACCACCATCAAACGTTGTTTTCAACCATATATCAACCATTGCTGAAAACTTTTCTTCATCCACATATTTGGATGGAACAGCAAAGTGATTTGCACAATTGTGTTTGATAGAAAACTCTGCTGTATATTCATCAAACGTCAAAGCACTAATCACACCTGATTGTCCTGCCGCAATGTTAACACCTTGGCCTGACCGACAGAATGAAATACCAAATTCACAAGTATTGTTTCGTATCAACTCAGTTGATTGGCTAATGTAATCATAGTAATCACATGGTTTATCAACATAAGTTCCAACGTCAATATACTTAATACCTTTATTATCTAGGACTTTTTTGGCCATTTCTTTTGCATCAAAACCAGAATGGTCAGAAGCTAATGCAATAGGTTTATCACCAAACTTTGCAATCACTCTTTTACGAAAGAACTCAAAACTATCTACATCACCAAGGACATGCATCTTCTCCGTTTCAACGGTTGTTATCTTCAAACAATCTTTAATCATGTGATTGTATAATGGTGCAATATAGAAATCTTTGTCTGAGGTGTGATTCTGTTCAACAAACTTGGCATATTTCAAAAACAACTCACCAGTTTTGAAGTAGTATAGGCCAACATTTGCGTGTCTAGATATAACTTGTTTCTCTGCAACACGTACTACAAATCCTTTTGAATCAATATCACAATAACTATGGTCTGGACTATTGGCTAAGAAGGTTAAAAGAAAACCATCACAATCAGGTGCATTACTTAGGTTAAATGTTGGTTGGAAGTATACATCAGGTGTATAAATGTAAAGTGGCAAATCTTCATCAATGTGTTCTTCTGCTTTCAGACAAGTATCTAAAGCACCACGAGTTTCACCATCCACAACACATATTGTTACATTACCAAACTTTGATTTTAGAATCTCATCGATACCATAATCATAAACATGTTCCAAACGAACAATGAAAATCAAATTACAATCGGTGATATCAATAGATGACATAGACCAATCGATGATGTGTTTGTCCTTGGCCATAATTAATGACTTAGGCATAGTATAACCAGCATCAATAAAATTTTGAGCCTTACCTGCAATAGGTAAGATTACATTATACTTTTTCATTATACATTCCAATTAATTTTGAGGCCATGTTGTGAGCATAACTGATAGATGTTTCTGCTGATCCAGATTTAAATAGTTCATATAAGAAACAACTAGCAAACATATCACCTGCACCCAAAACGTTGGCATTTTTTACAAAAAGGTCTGGTTGAATAAAGAATGCCTTCTTATCATTCTTGGTATAAACCGTACTTCCTACTGAAGTGTGTACAATGACAGCACCTCTGATATGTTCTACTAATTCGTCCAAGTCATACATCTCTTCATATGACACAAACAAATAGTCCACATACTTTAGTGATTGTACATCAACTTTTGGTCCTTTGCAAGTGTCCGCAGTAACTATACCATCCAGTTTGGAGATAAAGTCTGTATTTTGTAATTGATTGATGTATAGGATATGTGAAATACTAGCAGGCTTAATGATAGGTTCTAATGTATAAGAGTTTAGATTAGCCGTAGAATCTCTGGATGAATCGGTACGGTCAATGTATATGTCCGCTTCACCTATTGCAAATGGACACAATCCTAATTTAATATCTGCATCGATTTCTTTGAATGTTCTGACCATGTTGGCCATTGCACCAAATTCCATCGTTACATTATCACCGTCATGTATTGTATCTACTGTCAAATGGCCATAAAGTGTAATATCAAACATTAGAATTTTTCCTTCGCATCAAGTTCATAGACCTTCTTCATATGCTCTTCAAAATCATACTTAGGTATTTCCTTGACACTCAAGTAATCAAACAATTGCATAATCATATTCTGGCCACCATTTATATTTAGCTCTTGTGCATGATTCTTCACATCCAATGGTGAATCTTTTGGACAATAACTCTTAACAAGTTTCATCAGTCCAACATCAAAAATGTCATCACCAACAAAGACGATTTCACTAGGAGTAACGTTATAGTCTTTACAAATATCTTCCAGATACTCGGACTTATCTTTATCCCTAGAAACAATCACATCGATGATTCTATTATTAGCAATATTGACATTGAATGCATCACCTGTTAAGAACAAAACATTGATTCCCAAAGCTCGAAAACGTTTGATGGCTGTCCAGTCTTTATCACAAAATGTTTTGTATCGTACTGTGCCATCTCGGTCATAGTATTTCTTTCCATCTGTCATTACACCATCAACATCAAGTATCAATAATTTAATCATTTGAATCTTTCTATAACCTCTGGATGAACTGGAAAATGATTTGATTTATAGTCGGCTTTGCAAATCGAATAAAACAAGTTATCGTGGCTGTTCTGTTCAATGTCAGAAAGAACAACCACTTTATCTTTTGTGATGTACTGTGCCAGTTTATTCATCAGTCCATGTGTGTCAGGAAGATTCCTGTACGCATGGTATGTTTCTTGCATTGCAATGTGTACAATTGGTGTCATATCACCTGGCCACATATACAAGTTATCACAGGTCCAATTCAAATGTGCAACACCTTTCTCCATGAAAAGGAAGTTAAACTTGTCAAACTGGATGTTTTCGATTGGCTTAAACCAATGCAAGTCTAAACGAGAGAAAACAACAAAGTCGAACTTCTTATCTAAGAGGTTTTGAAATGAAGCAATCTTTGGTGTAAATGTATTTGAACCTTCAAACTCCGAATAGTAAACTTTGGATGGTTGAACCATCTCATAGAATTCTTTTTCTAACTGCTCATCTGGTATCTTATAAGAAGAAATATAAACGTAAACCTCATGACCCATATCCTTTAATGGTTGGATAAGGTTCTTGTTTATATTAGGCCAACAATGTTTGAAGTCTTTAACACTTGGTTGACCATCACGCATGAACTGGCCGTATAAAAGGCCATATAACGAAACTGCTATCTTCATGCTGTTCTGTATACGAATAGTTGTGATTCGTCTTCTTGTTCATACTTTTGTTGAACAAACTTTTTCCATTCTGGTACACGGTCATATTGATGCACAATACAATATTCTTTGTGTTCAAATGTCTTTACGACACCTTCTTCAAATACAGGTTCACCTTCCAATAAGAATGGCCTAAATGCCTCAATCTTAGACGGATCAACCATTGTACCTGCTTGACAAGCCCATGCATGTTTATTTTGTGCAAGGAAGATTTTCTCTTTGTATGGTTGTGTGTTGATTAGTACGTTGAATACCGCTTGGTCAACGATAGGAATAGGCCTGTTAGTTGCATTGGTGAAGATGTTGAACACCAAGTCTTTCATGTATTCAGCAGTACCACCCAATACACCAACATTGTATATTGTGTTGTTTTTAAACTGCTCATGTACATATGGACCATAAGTTTGCATTAGATTGTCATTGCCCCATGGTTCATCACAATAACGCATACCTTCAGAACCAGCCACAAGTTTATCAATACCACCTATAAAATTATCTTCCATCCATTTGAATGGTGATGATTGGAAATAAACGTCTTTGACATCAGTAGTCACAACATACCGATATTTTTCCCAATTGTTTCTAAGGTAATCATAGATGGATAAAAAACGCAACACATGAATTGGCACATTCATGTTTGGCATATCTATGATATTAAAGCCTTGTGCTAACAACCATTTTCTTGTTTCAGGTGATGCATTACCAACACACATCACTTTGTCTGCATCAGGCATTGTTTCATTTACTGAAAGAACCCAAGGTTTGAGTTGGTTGATTCCGTAGTTTGTACAACCACCAATAATTAAATCTTTTTTTGCCATGGGAAAACTCCATTATATCGTTTATTCATCACTTCATTACCTTGTTGAAAGAAATCTGCTGTCACAGAACCAGGATTACCATTCACACGATAGTTGACTGTGTATTCACCAGTACAATCAAATCTAGGAAAATGTTCTCCAATTGCTCTTAAGAACACTCTATCTTGACCCCAACCACCATGCCATGCAGAAGCCAATTTTATCGCAATATCGGTTTTAATGCAATAGCAATTTGTGTCTACATGATTGATACCATGATAAGTTTGCCATCTACCAAGAGATTCACAATTGTCATCACAGAGATATGCACCATCTTTATCTATAATAGAACGGAGAGAGTAACACCAATCAATACTATGTTTCTCAATTGTATTGATACAGGATTCAACGTGGTTTGGTTTAAGTGTGTTGTCTTGGTCCAAATACATGACGTATTCGGTGTCGATTAGGTGTGTAAAGGCTGCATATACACGATGGCCATAGAAACCTTTTGCACCAACATTCAAAGGTAAATAACAAACTTTAAGAAAAGGATTACCAGCAAATTCATCTGACAATACTTTTACTTTACCTGCAAAATCATTACCATCACATACCAAATAACATTGTGTGTCTACGCTTTGATTCAATACCGATTGAATAGCATATTTTGCATCGGCCGAACCTGTGGTTGGTATAATAACTGTCGCTTTTTTCATAATTAATCTTCCATTTCACGTTTATATAATACATCTTTAATTGGTTTAGTGTTTAATTTTTCTGGATTGTGGCCAATAATTTTTGCGTGCCAAATGTGAATTTTTCCATGTTTTGGATGCTCAACAATTGAAGGTCTATGATGGATTTCAAGGTCGTGGCCACGACCTAATAGAATTTCATTTTCTTTTTTGTACGTTGATACATTTTTAACTGAAGCCGCTTTTGTTCCTTTTGGCATCTCAATTCTCAAAACATGATGTTCTTGACCACTTTTTGGTGGACCTCCTGTAAATTTTGTAGCTTGTTCAAAATCAGTAGAAGTGCTCATCATTGCTGGATGATGAACTTTTAAAGGTTCATTTCTGTTTTTAAATTTTTCTGCGTGTTCTTGTCCTAAACCAGAAAAAACTGTAAAATTTTTGGATGTGTTATGTTTGTCTAAGACTTTTGAAGCTTCATTAGCAAACGCTAGATTTCTGTGATGTTTATTTCTATCCCATTCATCATCTGGTAATTTTTTTTTATTGTGGTTGTCCCATAATGCATTATTTTGATATGTAGATTCGCCTTGACTGTAATAACGAATCCAACCTGGATGGTCTTTTCCTATTTCAGGTGATAACTTTTCATCTCTTACTTTATTTTCATTATGGAATTTTTTAATATCTTCATCTGAATGTGGTTTAGTTATAACACTTTCTTGTTCTTCTCTTATTAAACTTTCTTCTAAATCTTTTTTTTGATCCAAATGGTGGCCAAATGATGCATGTATTGCTATAGCTTTTTCTTTTGCTTTTTTATAAGAATCCAAATTTAAATCTGGTTCAACCAAATCTAAACTTTGTTCTTTAATTTTTAAAAAATGTTTAAAAGTTTTCATTTAACTCCATTAAACTTAACGGCTAAATTATAAAATTGTCCTAGTTTATGTTCCGAACCAGTTTTATTAGTACGAACAGAAAATTTCAATGTCATTCTATCTATTGCTGTAGCAGTTAATTCAATAAAGAAATCTTGTTTTGATGATGGTGATGCCATGCATTTAACAGATTTTGTTTTAGGTAAAAATACAGCAACATCATCTTCATCAGTTAATATCTTATAGTTTGTACCGTATGCTTTAATGACCAAAAGCGGAACACTTTCATCTTTACCTACAATGGCCTTGTTTAAGTAATCAACTGTTTTCTTAGTATTCTTTTCAAAAACTTCCATCAATGTATCTCTAATAATTTCTAAATCATTATCATACATTTTTTCATATTCTTTTAAATCATTTCTTTCAAAGGCTTCTAGTTTTTTCAACACTTCCTTTTTCTCTGGACCTTTATCGTAATAGAATTTATCTTTACTGAAACTCTTATATGTTTTATTCCATAGTTTTAGTCTCAAGTCATTTACCTTCTTCATGTCCATTTCTTCTAATATAACATTGACATATGTGTTAAGTTTAGGCTCAGAAGAACCTTCTTCACCGGCCTTTAATGAAACACCTAACATCTTGCCATTTTTATATTCTAAGAATAAATCTCCTTTGTGTTTACCATCAACACCTGGAGGTTTTTGACGATAACCCCAATAAACTTTTGCTATAGGTCTTTTCTTGTGTTCTTCATATAAGTATTTTAAAACACCCATAGCATTTTCCATCTTCTCTTTAAACTTTGAAGATTCTGGAAATTGATTGACATAATCCTCACCAGCTTTTCTATTATCTGGTGCTAAATAGACATTAGACTTTTTATGGTCAACGGATTTTAGAAATGAATAGAAATCCTCAACAGATTTTGGTTTGTAATCACCCTCAAATGCAAGTGCAGGTGCTAATTCTGTAATGGTTGAATTGAGTGTGGTTTCATTCATACCACCAGATGCAGGTTTGAAGACAAGAATAACCGAACCACCTTTTACAAGGTGATTGTAATCAATAACTGTAACTTCTGTACTACCAGAAAGAGCATTATCTTTTTTACGATAATAAACAAATTTATCTTTAGATAACTTCGTTTCAATTTCTTTTTGAGCACCGGCCTTATCTTTGGCTTTAATAGTTACAACTTGTTTTGCCCTAGTAGATTTCTTTTCGTTAATCTCATAGGCATATTGATTTAGAATGTTGTATAATGGATTTTTTGTCATGAAAGTATTTATCTAATAATTTGAATCTCTTTTCCAGATGTCCAGACTTCCAACTCTGTTCTAACTCTACCTTCGGTTTTCAATGTCTCATAACGATTGGTGGCTTTGTTTTTCCACCATTGTACAATGTTCTCCAATTCAAACTTGTCGTAGTTTTCATCTTTGACTAATACGTCCGTTTTACCATTAACAACATCAATAAAGTTTTTAAAACCATAGTTGGATATATAGTAACGTTTCTGTTCTGTCAAAGACTTGGCATTATCTATCACTTGGTTGAATTTGTCAAGTTCTGGTGTACCCTTCAATGCACTTTTAACCAAAGAAATAATCTTCATGCTAATCTTTAGTTTCTTGCTTGATGCATCATCATCTACAATCTTGCCTACACGTTCTTGTACATAATCACGTAGGTCTGCATATGGTTTTCCATGCATCATCGGTAAGAAATCACTTTCTGTTTCACCTTTATGGCGAATGTAAGGCTTCATGCCATCATATTGTGAGGATGACTTGGTAGAACCATAGAGACTTGTTGTTTCAAAAAGACACAGGTTCATATTGTACTTCTTGTTGACAATCTCACGGACTGTATGAGAACAACAGATGGCCGCCAAGAGTTTACCACCAAGATAATTATAACCAAAGGGTTGTGCAGGTACAATCACAAAACCCATCATTGCAGTATTGTTGAAGGCCTTACCACCTTCTGGTGTCTGTGTAAACACTTGTCCTAGCATTGCATTTCTAGGCTTGCAGTTGATTACAGGTGAACCTAAACGAATGAATCCTAAGAACTTACCTGTGTTCTTCTCTCTTACAACCAAATGAATGCTACGACCAACAGGCCTGATATTGATATGAGATGAAGTGATGTTTAGTAATGATTCCCAAGTATCATTGGCAATAGTAGTGACTTCAATATCCATATCACTAGGACACATTGAAAAATCTGAGAAAAGGTCATCTTCCGGTGCAAAGAGAGGGTTTGAAGGCATCTCTGCAAGAGAAGCCAACTTTTGGTCCCGCATATATTCATCAATACGGTTGAAGTTACTGAAATAGTCTTCAAATACTTTGGCACAATGAATAGCCTCCTCTTTAGTTAAATTCATATTTTAAATCCATCAAATGATTTCTTATTTAGCTTGTTCGGTATTTGTACCGAACCAACATCAACCAATCCTTCTTGACCTGATTGTTCCACATCATACAGTTTCATCTTCGCTCTGTCAATACCAATCGTGAATCTTTTATAATATGTTGGATCATTATAACGATTCTTCAACTGCTTGACCATGATTTGTCCCATCTCTTCCAATTCTTCGGAAGTGATTAGAGCAAACATCAGGTCGGCGGTAGCGGGCAAACCAAAACTCTCACTTGTGTCTTCGAGTCCTGGATCGGAAGATGAAAAACCTGACCTTGTGGTCTGAGTTGCAGAAACAATTGGGACTCCGTACTCAACGGCAAGTCCTCGCAACTCTTCTGCAATTGACTTAACATAAGTGTATGAATTGACATTTGCTCCTGCCTTAATTCTAGAACTGCAACATATGTTAAGATAATCAACAAAAATAATATCAGGCCGAAAGCTCTTTTTAAGATAGAGTTCATTTAGTAAAGTCCTAAAGTGTGTTGTAGAAGCTGAAGCGGTAGGATATTCTTTGATGATTAGTTTGCCTGTCGTTTTAGCTTTCACTTTTTCGACCTTCTTATCATACATTTCCTTAGATAGACTCACCAAATCATCCAAAGATACATTCAATAGGTTTGCATCTATTCTTTCCGCAATACGTTCTTCAGCCATTTCCATAGTGATATAAAGAACGTTTCGACCCAACGACATAACTCCAGCGGCACAATGACACATAAAAAGTGACTTACCGACACCAGTACCAGCAAGAGCAATGTTAAGAGTTTTAGCAGGAAGACCACCTTTTGTAATCTTGTTAAAGAAATCCAAGTCGAATGGAATTCGCTCTTCATGTCTGTGGTAAAACTCATAACGCTCATCACTATTCTCCAAATAATCGTGGCCTACAGATGTATCAAAACTTATTGCCAAAGCGTCTGATAGTATCTTGGGAATCTGACCTTTCTCATGGGTTTTGTCTTTTCCTTCGAGTATAGAAATAGACCCCAATACTGCATTGTAGATAGCCTTTTCTTGTACAAAGGACTCCGTTTTGTCAACAAGCCATTGAATCTTGGATTCTTCTTGCTTAGTTGAAACAATCTCTTTAAGATACGATTCGGATTTCTCCACTTCGTCATTTGTGAGATTTCGTTTCTCTTTGATGGCCAATTCAATTGCTTCAATCGATGGTGGAGAATTGTAAGCGTTCGTAAATGTATTAATTTCATTGAATATTAATCTTTCGGTTCTATCTGTGAAATATTCATCCTTTAAAAACGGAAGAACCTTTCTTAGGTATTCCTCCGAGTAAATTAAGTTCCTCAATATCGTCTGTTCTATTTTCATCAATCATATCCTCATCTAGATTGGCAGTCATCAACTCTACCAATAAGTCGCCTGCATAATGTTTAAACTCTGGATCTTTTTCCAGTTTCTTTGGCTTCATCAGAGGTGATTCTAACACATAAAAAGCAAATTGTAAACGGGTCTGTTCAACTTCTTCCTTAAAAGATACCTTCCCGTACTTGAAGACGGTATCTTTGTATGTTCCAGACAACACTTTGATGTGTGTTATGTCTGCTTCATCCTTGGGATAGATGAAACAAAAATCAATACCTTCTACCATCATTCTTCCAATTGCATGATATCACCAGTGGTGATACTGTATTTGTTTGCAACAAAATTCAAGAATGTTTGGTCAGCCAAAATAGATGTCCAAAAATCTTTGGTGTCTGTGTCTTTGATACGATATTTCTTCTCTTCAACTTCACCAGTTGCGGAATTTACTTTTGAATACCATCCATTACTAGGCTTAATAACGTGACCAGATTCCACAGCAATATCAAGCAAGCCACTCCACTTACTAATACCACCGTCAAACGAGACAGTAACAGGTATTTTTGATTTCTCTTTAACATATCGACTCTTTTCTACATTGATGATGAAATGGTAACCAACAATTTCAGTACCTTCTTTTTCTTGTTGACGACCTAGAATGAAGATGTTATCAGCAGAGTAATAAGAACCTGTACCACCACCAACGATATCTTTAGGGAACATTCCAATTTCTTTGTATGTATGGTTGACTACAATCATTGGAATATCTTTCAACGATAAGTGTGGTGTTACCATACGGAACAAACTCTTCACTTGTTTAGCACGGGACATATCAGCAACTGATTTCTCTGACAAGGCATCTTCAACTTCTTTCTTTGAAGCCAAATTACCAATTGAATCGATGACGATAATCAAATGTTCGCCACGTTCCAATTCAGTTAACTGCTTCATAATATCAAACTTTAATTGTTCAATATCAGTAAGCGGAGTGTGAAGCACCCGATTAGTGTCAATACCAAAAGAGTCAAAATAGGACTGGGGAGTACCAAACTCAGAATCATAAAAAAGTAAAGCAGCGTCTTCATATTTGTCCAAATAAGATTTGGCCATCAATAGAGAAAAAGCAGTCTTAAAATGTTTGGATGGACCTGCCCACATTGTAAGACCTGGTGTTAAACCACCATCCAACTTTCCAGATAACGCAACGTTAATCATTGGTACTGCTGTTGGTATCATATCCTTGTCTGTAAAGAATTTTGATTTCGATAGAATTGCAGAATCTTTGATACTGCTATTCTTTTTGATTTTATCTAATATACTCATTTCATTCCTTTGTTAAATATTGTCATGTCTATTATCTATCCATGGTCACGAGAAGAAATCTTCCAGAGAACTAACCTTTTCAGTTGACCAACCCATACAGTCCAAGATGACCTTGATTGGCTCAAGAAAGGTCTTTTCGAATTGTGTATCATAATCGATATACTTTGAAATGTCAAACTCTTTAGGCAATCTTGCCGGATAAGAGATGACAGTATCTTTGAATGGGTTTGGCATCCGCAGATAAGAGAATTTAATCTTCTCACCTTCCTGAATCAATGGATACTTCTTGGTTAGTCCCATTTGGTTTAGATGATGATTGTATAGTATGGCGCCTTTGACATGAATAGGAGTTCCAAGTTTATACAACTGTAACGAATCGGCATACTTAGCAAGTCCATTAATACCACGTGGAAAAGATATGTCTTCTGGTGGTAGACTGCTAAAATACGTTTTGAACTCGGCAATAAACTTGTGCATGTCTTCTTCAGTTCCAGAAATCATAATCTTGATTGATTCTTTCATCTTGCTACGAACAGCTGCAGGTGTAGATGACTTAATCATTTCAAGACCCATGACTTTCAAGTCTGGTTCATGGTAACGAACACCTTCATTATCATACACATTCATAATGTAACGTTTCTTGGCCGTCCAAATACCTTTGTTTGCAAGTGCCTCACGTTTCATTTGCATTTTTTGTGCATAAGCGTGAACATAATCCGCAAGTTCCTGATATGACTTACTGATGTAAGGTTCAATCTTAGATTTGCAAACACGGTCCATGAAATCGATAATCTTCTCAGTTGGTACACTAACTTTACCATCTACCCCATAAACTTTATTGACCAAAGGACCAAGTTTTAGGTAAATCGAATCGGTATCAGATGCAATTACATAGTCAACATTTTTTGTTTCCAATAGCTTGTTCATGTACTCATTGAGTTTGGCTTCTATCCACCTAATACTAAATTGACCAGCTGTCGTGACACCCAAAGCCATCCTAAGGTCATAAAAACGAAAATATTGAGAGCCAAGAGCACCGTAAGCAGAATTAAGAGAAACTTTCTTAGCCAATTGTAGGTTGTTGTATCTTGCAATACGCTTTTCAATTTCATACTTCTTGGATTCATCTCGTTCATTTTCATACTCCTGTTTGGCTTGGAGATACAACTTTTTAAATTTCTTCCTATCTTCATACATTTCTTCCATCATAGCAGGCAAGAAACCTTGTTTGTCGGTACGAAAGAATTGACCATTAGGTGTCAATGTAACACCTTTCAATTTTGATGTATCAATTTGTTTAAGCAATAATTTATCAACACTTACACCTTGTGATAATACCTCACGCATTTCATCGGTATAGTTTTCAGGTTCAATTAAAGTTTCGGGACTTATGGAATATTGCATCATAAGGTGGGGGTATAAGCTATTGAGGTCAAAGCTAGCAACCCAATCGTGTGCACCAACTTGAACTTCTTTAACATATGCACCTTCAAATGCACCATCTTTTTCTTGTACATCTCTTGGAGGAACAACAATATTGTCTTGCATCAAACGATTATATGTCAATGCATCCCACATTCTAGTCTGTGCAAACACATCTTCATAGTTACATTTCGTATCGTAGGCCAAAGTCAAAGCCAATTCAATCAACTTCAACTTATCTTCCAGTTTAATAATCAACTCAACGTCTTTGATGTTATATTCAATGAACTTTTGGAAGTTTAGACGATACAGTTGGTGTAAGTTATCATACTCATCATAGGACAACTTGTTTTCGCCAATCTCTGCATTAGCGATGGCATCCAAACGATAAGATTCCTGTGATTTACCATCAGGAGCATACCATCTGTATAGTTCAATGTAATCTAATGACGAAACGCCCATGATATCATATGCAGTCATTGGTCGGCCATTGATGACAGTCTTACGTTCACCAATATAATTCCATGGTGATAATTTCTTAGTCTCATCTTCGCCGAGAATCTTACGAAACCGATTAATCAAATATGGAATATCAAAGAACTTGGTGTTCCATCCAGTCAATACGTCTGGTGTGTTATGACCCCATTGTTGAATGAATTTCTTACAGAGAGTCCATTCATCTTTGCATTTTATGTAAATCTCTTTGCCTTGGACTTCATAATCACCACAACCAAAAACAAGAGTTGTGCCATTGATATACTTAATACAAATAGCGGTGATTGGTTCGTTAGCTAGATATGGGTCAGGGAAACCATTCTCAGAACCGACCTCAATATCGACTACACCAATGACAACCTTATCTTGTTCCCAATCGACCATGCCTTTGTGTTGTTCACCGATAAAGGCATACTCATAACGAGTGTTTCCATAGATTTTAGGTGCACCAATAACCTCATCAAACTTCTTAGAGTATTCTTTGGCCTCTTTGATGCTATCAAACTTCTTTTGCATTAGAGGCGTACCATCTAATGCTTTGAATTGTGCGTTTTTGTTGGATGGAATATAAAGTGATGGTTCATAGTCAATTCTTTGCTTGACTCTTTTGCCATTCATTACGCCTCGGTAGAGAATAGAACTACCGAAGCATTGGACATTAGTATAAAAATTAGACATTAACCTGTGATGATTTGTTTTGGAGTTGGAAGAACGATGCCTGAGCCAAAGATTTGATTATAGTTATCAATAAAATCTTGTGCTGGTACATAAGAGTATACTACACTTGTTGCTGGTATGTCAATGGTTGCATCTTTCTTTTGCGGTGAATGTAATGGGAATGGAGATAAACCTACGTTTGGTTGTCCGTCTTTACCACGAACAACTGCAATCCCTACAGGATTTTTTACATGCCATTGGCCTTCAAAAATAGAAGCTTCACCTAGAACGTCTTCTCCGCTTGTCAATTTTAATACTTTAATAGTCATTTTTTCTCCATAAAAGGTTTCGAGTATAAATACTTATTGTACATGAATTCATAAGAACATGCAAGGTGTTCGTGCCATCTTTACCATAATGATTAAATTATAAGGGGAAGTGGCTTTAAATGGATCCAATTACGCTATTTGCTATGGCTAATACAGCCGTGGCAGCCGTAAAAAAAGGTTGTCAACTATACAAAGATATTAAAGGTGCAGCAGGAGAGGTTAAATCCGTCCTGAAGGACCTTGACGACCAGTTCCACAAAGCACATCCTCCTGGCACTCCAGTTTCCGTAGAAGTTAAGAATCAATTCATACAAGAAAAGAATCGTGTCATTGAATTAAACAAACGTGGTGGCGAGACTACTGGTATCTATACTGAACTTGGTAATTACCTTGGCGACTTCTTTGATTCTATGACAAAATGTATGGCCGTGATTGAAGAAGAAGAAAGAAAGAACCGTGAAGAGTTATATGAGGGTGAATCGAGTCTAGGTAAACGTGCATTACAACTTGTTCTAATGAAGAAACAATTACAACAAATGCAAGTTGAGTTACGTGAGATGATGGTTTATAACGCACCTGAAGAATTAGGTGGTTTGTGGACTGATGTAAGTGAGATGATGAAGTCTATGGGGTCTGAGCAAAAGATTTTGCTAAAGAAAAAACTCCGTGACGAAGAAAGAGCTGCAGCCAGAAAACGTGCCAAATTAAAAATGTATATGACTGAATTATCTTATGGTGTTCTTGCATTTACATTAGTGGTTACGATGGTAATACTAATGGCATGGGTTTCACATGATAGAAAACAAAGATGGCCTGAACTAGAACCTGAAGTCATTGCTCAAAGACAGGCCGAACGTAAACGAATACACTTGTTGGAATTACAAGAATACGAACAAAAATTACAAAGAGAAGATGAAGAACTCAAACAACAATCAGAATGATGATGATATTGTTGAAGAAATGTCCTTTTCGGATTTTCTTATAGAATTACCGCTCAAATTCTTCTTTGCATTTATTGCATTTCTATGGACTATTGCAATGGCTGTAGTTATAATTTACGTTAAATTTGTAAGGTAATCAAGCGTAAGTGTCTTGTGTATTTGGTTGAACTTCATGCAGTAACTGGCCGTTCTGGTCATATACTTTAGCTGTATCTGCATCAGCACTATTAGCAAAGTTTCTGGCTTCTTCAAATGAACCAAACATATGATTATATGACTCTAAAATACCGTTAACCCATTTGTGTCTTTTTACCATGTGTGACATATAAAACTCCTTAAAGGAAGTATTTAGTCCAAATCTTCCTTGTCTTGTTTGTGTAGTTTGTTAGTTGAATTTGGTTCAACCAAACGTTTATTTTTGGATGGTGATAAGCACATTCAAGTTTATCAGCAATGTCTTTACTATCGGTGGCATCTGCATTGTATACATTAGAAGACCAAGGAATCTCTTTACTTCCTACCAATGGAACACCTTGTGAAATCAAATCTGCACCGACAATATTGAATGTTTCGGAGAAACTAACTTGTAATCCAATGTCCATGTTAGCACACAGTTCCAAGAATTGTTCTCTTGGTGTCCATTGGTGATTAATCAGTTGATGACCAGAATCGTCTAAATGCTCAAACATACCCCTAAGGTTATTGATGACTGCATCACCTTTCATTTCGATACGGCCTGCATTCACATGGAAATTCAACTTCTTGCCAATCTTATTAGCAAAGTCTAAGGCTGCAATTGCTTGTACCATATGATTCTTCAATGGTCGAACTGCACCAAAACAAGCAATGTCTATTGTATCTTTGTTTCTATTGAATTCTTTTCTTACATATTCTTGTGGATAAAAATTAGGTAAGTATATAACTCTATTATCAATGATTAGGCCAGGATGTTTTGTTTGTAAAAATGTTTTAACTTCACGCATCATTCTAGGTGCATTAACACCAATCTTTACATTATCGTAACAAGAATATTCTGCAATCCAATCCATGGCCATGCCTTCACCTGCCATGAATGGCATCTCAGAATGAAGACGTATAATCCATTTTACTTTTGGATGTAATTTTGTAAGTACCGCAAACTTTGTTGGTACAACCCATAATGCTTCTATGATGACATGGGTTGGTTTATATAAGTTTACTTCTCTATCGATATCATTGTTGTCTGTACACACAGATAATTTTGACTCTATGCCACTTTTCTGTAACATATTATCCATAAATTTGGCTGAATTGTAAAGGCCTGTACTCAGGCCAATATTTTGATGCAATACGCTATTATAGTCTTCTCTGCGCTTGAGAAGAAACAGGACTCTGGCCATGATTATTCACCTAAAAATTTGAAGTAGTTTGTATATGGTTGCGGGACCCGGAGTCGCACCAGGAACTGAGGATTATGAGTCCTCCGTAATTCTGTTTTACTATCCCGCTATTGATATATATGCGAATACTATGTGTAGGATTTATTACTACAATATGGAGCGGAATGCCAGAATCGAACTGACAACAGAAGGTTGGAAACCTACAGTTTTACCATTAAACTAATTCCGCAAATTTGGAGCGGGTAGAGGGAATCGAACCCTCAACTAAACCTTGGCAAGGTCTTGTGTTACCACTAGCACCATACCCGCATCATGTTGTCTATTATATAGGCTCCTAATCAATAAGTCAAGCGTTATAACGGCAAACTTATAATTAAATTGCTGTGTCGATTTCTACACAACTTCCTTGGTCGGTCCACATGAATGTCAGTCTTTTATGTAGTGATTTAAAATCATATTCAATACTATGTTGGCCATTTATTATAGGAAATGTGGTAATGCTATCAGGCGTACCCATACCTTCAAAAAATGGCGAGGTCATCTCAGACATAGTTGCTACAATGTTACTGACACATGATTTAGTTATGGAAGTATCTGATGTACCTCCACCGCCACATGCAGTTGCCAAAAATGATAAAAGTAATATAGTGTTTTTCATGGATGCAATTATACATCAGTATGAAACCCACCACAATAGGATATTACTTTTATTACTCTTGTTACAATATTACTGGTGCCCACGGAGAGACTCGAACTCTCAGAACCTGGTTTCTAAGACCAGTACGTATACCAATTCCGTCACATGGGCATATTTGGTGCAACCTGTTGGAATCGAACCAACTTCCACGGCTCTTCAGACCGCCGCTATGACCACATCAGCTAAGGTTGCATGGTACCTCGTGACAGAATCGAACTGCCGTAACCGTCTTGTAAGGGTGGTGTTCTACCATTAAACTAACGAGGCATTATTCTTGTTCAGCAAGAATTCTTTTTAACCTATCGGCACAAAAAGAAGCTGCTGGTGCATCTGGTTTAACCATTGGTGTCATGTTGCATGTACCTTTGATATAACCAATTGCTTGTTGTACTACACATGAAGAACCAAATAGATCCGATTTATTCAGGTCTAAATGTACTTCAACATGAAAGTCTTCTAGAACTTCAGCAAGTGATTGGAATAAATCCGAAACTTTGTAAACTTCGGTCATCAGTCTCATTGCTGGTTTACTTTTCTTATGGTCGTAATCAATTTCACGTTCAACGTATCCAAAGATTTTACAACCATGACAGCCATCGATATGCACAACTACAGCCAAAGCATAGTCTGCATACCAAACTCCATTGATTCTTACTCTTTCCGAGTCAGCACCAAGATAGACTTTTGTATCTGGTCCTTGGTCTGCAAGAAATGATTTAACTTCTTCTATGTTAAATTGCTTCATATAACCACCTTTATAAATATTGAACAACTATACAATTTAAAATGAACCTCTACGATGAATTGGGTCTAAGTCCAAAATGTACGTTTGAAGAAATCAAACTACGATACAGAGCTTTAGCTCAACAACACCATCCAGATAAAGGCGGCAATGAAGACGCCTTTAAAAGAATCAAACTTGCTTATGAGGTACTTAGTGATCCAACCAGACGAGCAGAATATGATTCAACAGGAAAAATACACCAAGACATTCCTGTAAGAACCGAAGCGTTACAAGAAATAGCAGGTCTTGTTAAATTTTGTATAGACAAAGTGAATCCAGACCATGAAGATTTAATCTATGCAATGAAGCAAGAATTAAAAGGCAATATCAGCCGTGTTAACGGTGACATTGTTATGTGTCAAGGATTCATTCTTAAATTGGATAAACACTTGAAAAAAGTTAACCGCAAAAAAGATGGCGAAAATTTTATTAAAAGTGTGATTCAGGATCAACTTAAAGTCCGTGAAAAAGAATTGGCCGGGTTCAATCACAGAATAGAAGTTTGCAATTATATGCTTGAGATACTTGAAGACTATTATTATGGTTTAGATTTATCCACCTTACTTGAAGGTGTTACCCCAACTGAATGGCATCCCGCCAAGGAATCGAACCTCGACTAACAATTTTGGAGATTGCTGTGCTACCACTACACCAGCGAGACATTGGTACCCATGAAAAGAATTGAACTTTTGTCTATCGATTATCGGTCGATTGCTCTACCATTGAGCTACATGGGCATTTAACATGGTCGGTCCTGAGAGAATCAAACTCCCACTTCAACGTTCGTAGCGTTGTGTAATATTCATTTTACTAAGGACCGATTGGTAGTGACGGAGGGATTCGAGCCCCCAACCTAATCCGTATGAAGGATTTGCTCTACCGTTAAGCTACGTCACTATGAATGGTGGAGGATAGGAGA